CCCCCGCCACCTGCGAGGGCCTGCTGGCCCGAGAGAACCGAGATCGCCAGATCGGAGCCCGGGATCGGCCAGGAGAACGGGTTGTTGTTGGCGCACCACGCCACCGTGTCGGTCAGCAGGCCGTCGGTCACGGTGTAGACGTTCCCGAGCACCACGAAGTTGCGGACCACGCCTGCATGCCGTGCTCGCGGCACATCCGTCGCGAGCACAGCGAATGCGGTGCTCGTCTGGAGATCGAAATACTGCGAGTCGTCATTCGGGTTGACTGCGATGATGTTGTTCCGCCAGCGCACAAACTCCCAGCGCGCCTCGTCTGTGACGTGGTACCCCCCGGCGATCGAGACGTCCGTCAGCCCCGTGCCGTCGAGCTTGTAGAGCTTCGTCGCGTTCCCCACGACGTTCACCGGGTTACCCGCGTCGTCCACCATCGCGATCGAGCCGCGCGCCCGTGCGTCGATCGCGCTGTGCCCGCCATCGGCCCAGGCGTTCATCGGCGCGTATCCGACCGAGATCGGGACCACGCCGCGTGCGACCGTCACGCCAGGGTTGGCCAGCTCGGGCGCGTCCGGCAGCCATTCACCGAAGGTGACCCTCATGCGAAGGTATCCGGGCGCATCCGGAGCGGCCCACCACCGAAGCGCGCATGCCACTCTTGGATGCGCAGCTCGTCCGCGGCGAGCTGCCAGTCGGCATTCGATTCGGCCTTCGACTCCTTGTCCTGCAAGTAGCCGTGGGCGTAGTAGAGGGCGCCGTGGAGCAGACAGTCCGGCGCGTTCAACAGCAGCCAGTTGCTCGTGTTCGCCTCGGAGAGCGCGGTGATCCCGGCCGTGTAGTAGATCAGCGTGTAGGCGTAGGCGCCGTTCGGGATGGGCGCCAGCTCCAGCGTGTTCGTGACGATGGCACCCGCCTTCGGCTCACCGCCCGTATCGTTGGTGCGAATGTCGCCGAGCTTCTGGAGCGACACAATGTCGATGTTGCGCTCGGGGCTCGTGCCAGAGACCCACAAGTCGCGGATCTCGCCGAGTGCCGCGGGCAGCGTGATGTAGCTCTGCGACGCCACCATGTTGCCCGTCGTCTTCACCTCGGTGAAGCGGAGCCGGAGCTTCGTGCGCCGTTGCGTGCGCAGCTCGGCCAGTCGGATGAAGTCGGGGATGCGGGGAGCTACATCGTCCCGCGCGAGCCAGTCGGCGACGGCATCCTTCAGGGCGTTGTAGTCCTCGAAGGACGTCACTGCCATCTAGACTCTCCCTGGTGCGGTCCTCAGATAGAGGTATTCGGGATCGTTCAGCTTCCGCTGTACACGCGCCCAGTGCTCCGGCTTCATGACGTCGAGCTGCTCCTCGACCAGCCACTTGTGCACCAGCACGTTCGGGATGCTCGCGACACGCTGCCACTCGCGCGACGGCGAGTACCCGTCTCCTCCGTGGACTTGCAGCTCTCGGTTGTTATCGAGGATCGGGTCGCAGTCCTGCGAGTAGCGGAAGATCAGGTTGTCGGTGCCCGGGTCGGGGATCATCTCCTCGTGAAGACACCCCGCCGACGACGCGCGTTGCGCAAGCCGCTTGTACGTGCTGCCTTCCGTGAACTTCATCAGGAGAAGGTGCCTTCGTCACCACCGCCGTTTTCGAGCGGCGTCATGAACAGCGAGCCGCCTGACGCGGTCTGCTCCGTGCGCAGATGTGTAAACCCCATCACATCGAGCAGCAGTGGTACGTTCGGGCGAATCGCCGAGAGCGTCGCGCTGGTCTCCGTCCCATTCAGGTTCGGGCGAATGCGTAGCACCTCGCCCGTCGCGTTCACGAGCATGATGTACTTCGGCCGCTGTCCCGCGGAGTTGAAGGGGATGGGCGTGTTGGCGATGGTAGTCACGGCGATCGTGACCGAATCCGCTGCGATCTTGAGCGGCACTCCGTTGATGACCATCAGTTTCGCCCCACACGGCAGACGAGGAAGCCGCAGGCCCAGGTGCCCGTCGTGGCCGCAGTGGCCACGATCTCGATTGCACCGCCCTCTGCGACTTGATCCGTTGGCGTCAAGTCCAGTGAATTCGCGTGACTCGTGGCTTGACCCTGCGCGCCCGTGACGCTGATGGAGAGCCCGGCGACTGCCGTCCCCCCGATCTCGACGGTCACCGCAGAAGTCCCCGACAGGGTCTGTCCCCACGCGAGACTCATCGAGACGATGGTCAGGTCTGCCGGGGCAATCACCCATTCGGAGATGCCGTCATTCGTGTCGATCTGGAGCGGAATATGGATCAGGTACGCAGAGTCCACTACGCAGCCCTCCGCATGTGCACATGCACCATCGCCTTCGCAGGACCCGTCCCATTGCCGTCCGTCGTGATCGCAATGGAGTCGCCTTCCTCGAAGGCCAAGTCCGCGTGCTCCGGCTTCAACAGGTTGAACTCGGTCACATCCCCCACCGCGCCGCCAAACGCGACCGTGCCGACGATGATGGTGGCGCCAATCGCCGTGTCGTTCTTCTTGACGGTCATCCCTGTGTTCGGTGTGGTCGTCGTCGCGTACTGCACGACCCGCACCGCCACCACTTTGCTCTTCGTCGGGATCGCCGCATGGAGGGTCTCGGCCGTCCCGAGATCAGCGATCTTGAACGGGATCAGATAATCGCCTGCGACCCAGCTCATACTCCGGCCCCCCCGTCCCGACGTAGCACGATGCAGCAATGCCCCACGCCGCCCGTCGGCGTACCGTCATTCTGGAACCGGATCTGCTGGGTGATGCGGAAGTCCTGATCCTCTTCGTGCTTCAGCGCATACGACTCCTCTGCCACCACACCCGCGCCCGATCCTGCTGTCGGGATTTGGAAATCCAGATCCGCATCCGTCGTGCTGTCCCGCTGGCCCAGGAAGTCCGCATTGGCGTCGATGGCGCCGCCAGTCGTGCCCAGCGCCTTGACGATGTACACCTGCTCGTTCTCGGGCACGCCGAACGTGAAGTTCTCGGCCGTGGTGATGGCCGGTACGTGGAAGTACCAGAACAGGTCGTTCAGCGGCCGTGGTTCGTATGCCATCCAGCACCCCTCCGTCGCGCCGCGCGACCTATACGGTGAGATCGAAGACTGCGCCGCTGCCCTTCTGGTTCTTCGAGCAGAGCGTGTACTCCGTGATGAGCATGCGCGTCTCGGCGTCGCCGGTCTTCGCCAGCGGCGTCTGCTTGAAGGGCCTCAGGTACAGCACCTCCCACAAGCTCATGTCGAGGTTGAAGAGCGACCGCGACTTCTGGAAGCGGTTGGGAACGACCCTGTGCGTGCCGAAGTCCGACTTGTAAATGTCGATCGCGGCCGTCAGCGTCTTGTCCTCGCCCACGTCCATGCGGGTGCTGTTGCCCGTGAAGCTCGATACGCGCTGCTTGTTCACGCCGCCGCACATGATGATGGTCGGCTCGCCACCCTGGTTCCAGACGAGCTGGAGGTTGGTCTTCACGAGCGCCTCCGTGATCGCCCGCGGCGTGCCCTCCGTGATGGCGCCCGCGTCATTCGGCACTTCGAGCGTCTGCGGACAGATGGCTCCCGCGCCGAAGAACGACGTGTTCGTCACCATCCAGTTCTCCAGACCCGCGAGCTTCCGCGTGTCGGTGGCCGACCGGGCCGTGTCCTGCGTCAGCCCGTACTCCATGTCCCGCTTCAGCTCCTTGGCGCTCTTCGCGAGCTGGTATGCCAGCTCCGACTTGCGCCCGGCCTTGTCCACCGTCTCCAGCGTACCGGAGATGACCACGACCTTCCGCGAGATCATGCAGTTGTTCGTGAGCTTGACGGTCTTCACCATCAGGTCGCCCGCGGCATCGTCGCCCTCGGCCTGCGCGTTCTCGCCCGCGGTGCCCAGCTCGTCCTTCTGCCACTCCGGCGCGGTGGCACTCGCCTTGCCGCGGCCTGCGTTGGACATGAAGGGCGTGTCGGTCGGGGAGATCATGTAGATCAGGTCACTCAGATCCTCCCGCATCCCGATCGTGTCGTAGGTGTCGTAGGTGTTCGTCGGGTGTGCCATCTAAACCAGATCCCCCATGAGTGCCGCAGCGTCCTCGACTGAGCCCGATGCGCGCAATCGTTTGCGGAGCGCGACTCTCTGCTGTCTGGATTTATCCTGTTCTGAGTTCCGGCGTGCACCTGCGCGCACGACCTTCTTCTGCACCTTTTTGATCCGCTTCTTGACGAGCTTCCCCTTGTGCTGAAGCTCGTCCCACTGCGCCGCCTTATAGGCTTGCAGCAGAATGCGGTGGTCGTCGAGCATGGCGAAGTCGTCATCCTCGAATCCGGCCGCGCGGAGTGACGTCTCGATGCCCTTGAACGCTTCGGCGCGGACAGGGTCCTTGCGCCACTCCGGCATTTTCTCGTAGAGCTTGGCCTGCTGATCCCGCGCGAAATCGGCGCGGATCTGCTGATCGGTCTCGGACTGCTTGTCCGCCTCGGCCCGAATGAGCGTCAGGGCCTCCTCGATCTTCTGCTTCTTCAACTGGTGGTCGCTGAAGCGCAGCATGTAGTCCTGTGGGTCTTCGAGCTTCAGCTTCTCCCAGTCCGTCCCGCGCTCGCCTTCGACCTCGGTCAGTAGGTGATCCGCGGCCACTGCGAGCCGCTCGACCGACTTCTGCGACGTCTCCGCGTACTCCTCGCGCTGCTTCGTGAGCGCGGTCTTCTCTTCGAGTACGCGCGCCGAGTCGGCCTCGATCTGCTGCGTCAGCAGCGCGTTCTGCGGCGACTTCGTGTGCGCCTCGACGAGCTGCGCCAGCGTCGTGCCCGCGTCGTCGACCTTGATGGCGGAGAGGAACTCGTCCTGATCCATCTCGAAGGACGCGGAGAGATCGTCGAGGGTTGAGATCCCCTCGTCCTCTGTGTCATCCGAAGATTCGCCTTCCCCTTCGCCGGGTTCGGCGTCTTCGGTGCCCTCCGAATCGTCGTCGTCACCCTCGTCCGCAGCAACCTCGTCATCTTCGACGGGCTCCGTGCCAGGGTCGTCGTCGATCTCTTCCTCGACGACCTCGCCCCCGGGTCCCGTGCGCTTACGGGTGCTGTCTTCGGCACTCAACTCGGTATCGAGGAGTGCACCGATCGACGCTTCGATTTCACGTTGGCTCTGCGGCTGAGCAGGCTGTGTCACTGCGCGTTGGATTCCGCTTCTGCCGCCTGGACTTTCGCGACCGTGCCGTCCTGTATCAGTTTTGTCAACTCTGTGACGAACTCATCAAGCCCACGCAGAACTGCGTAAGCCTGTTCCCGCTCTTTGGTTTGAGCAGGCTGTGACCTACGAATTGCATTCAGCCAGCGCGTCTCGATTGCCGCTAATGCCGCGATAACGTGATCGTTCCCGAGCAGCTCGTGAACCCGGTCTGCCCGGGCGATCCTCTGTATCTCGTCCAGCTCACGCGGCATTGGCCTGTCCCTTGTGCATCCGGTCGGTCATATCTTTCTGCCGCGCCTTTTCGCGCTCCATTTCGATCCGCCGGTTCTCCAGCCGCTCGGCGCTCGCGATCCGCTCTCGCTCGATCTGCGCCTTCAGGTCGGCCTCGTACTTCGCCTGCCCGAGCCGATCATCGTGCTCCTGCTTCTCGATCTTCAACTTGTCCTGTTCGAGCTGGAGCTTGGCCTGGGACTCCTGCCCCTTCTGCTGCGCCTCGATCATCTTCGGGTCCGGCGGCGCCTCGATCTCCTGCTCCTTCGGGTCGGCGAAGAACATCTCGGGTGTGGTGAAGCCCATCGCCTCGGCCAGCTTGTTCGCGGCCCGGTAGATGTGCTGGGGCGTCACGAGCTTGCCGCCCGCGCCCGCCTGCACCATCTGCTGCTGCGTCGCGAGGATGGCTTGGAGCTGCGAGATCCGCTCGGCCGCCTGACTCACCCCGAGCCCGACCTCGACCTCCACGTCCATCTCCGTATCCCAAATCGACGGGTCGATGTTCACCCACTCGCCGCGCAGCCGGAAGACGCGCTCCTTCACGGGCGATGAGGCGTGGAGGTGCAGCAGATCCTTGAACAGCGACTTCAGGCCGCTATTGGCGAAGATCTTGGCGATCAGCTCGATGCGCTGGGCCGCCGAGGACATGAGCGACGAGATGCCAGTCGCGGTGGGGTTGAGCGCCGCAGCGTTCTCGCCCTGGGTGAAGGGCTTGGCCACGCCCGTGCGGTTCTCTTTCACGTCCTCCAGATACTCCAGCATGTTGAACGCCATCGGCCCGAGCGGCTGCATGAGCAGCGGCTCGATGGCGCCCGGCCCGGTGGTGCGCACGAGGCCGCCCGGCATGCTGGTGAGCAGATCCTCGATCTCGACCATCCCCTCGATGACCGCCGTGCGCGGATTGTTGATGAGGTAGAGGTTGTCGAGCATCTGCCTGAGCAGAGTCGACCGGATGAGCTGCAAGTCCATGACCAGATCTGCGATCGAGAGCCCGAAGAACTTATGCGGAATGGGGACAGGCGTGATGCTGTGGAGCGGGTTCCGGGTAATTTCCTCGTCATCCATCAACACCACGCCCGTCTCTCCGGCTACAACCACCTTACGCAGCTCGGTGTACCCGTCGCCGTCCTCGTCGATCCGCACATAGCACTCGGTCACCCAAATCTCGCGTGCGGCTTCATCGTGACGATCTGACGTGCTCACCGGGAAGGTCTCGTCCTCGGAGAGCCGCTCCGTCCGCTCCAAGTTGTACTCGGGCATGTCGTCGGACGGAATGCTCTGGAGGAAGTCGGGGTCGAACCCCATCGACACGAGATCGGAGACCGTGCGCTTCGCACGATGCGCGCTGAATGACGTATCGTCATTCAACTCCAGGCAACGCCGCGCGATCAAGAACTCTTCGGGCGGTACGCCTTCGACGCGGATCTCGTGCCGAATGTCCATGCGCCGAATGTCGACGTCGAATGTGGAGACGGGAGAGCCGTCCGGCCCGATCGCGGACTGGTCTTCCTCCCAGTCGAGGATCTCGATCGCATCGTCATCGAGCAGCAACGCCGCCTGCTCCTGCGTGATCTCCTCGTACCGCTCCAGCTCCGGACGCACCCGCGAGTCGAGGTAGCACTTGACGATGCCGTTCTTCTCCAGCAGGGCGGACTTGAACCAGTCGTGGAGAATCTGAAAGCCGTTCATCTCCTGCAAGAACACGTAGTTGATGTACTCGGTCGCCTGCTCGGCCGCGGGTTCGTCATCCACCCGGCGCGGCCTGTAGCTCACAACGCGCGACGTGCCCGTCAGCATGCGCATGAGCGTCGGCATCATCCACTCGATCGTGTCCGCGACGTCCGTCAGGATCACCTTAGAACGGCCGTCCTGCTCGTTGCCGAACTCCCTGCCGTAGTAATACTGGATGGCCTTCCGGCGCTGCTCGGCGATCTCGGACCCGATGCCGCCGATCGCGTCCTGAATCTCGAACTCGACGACCGCCTTGACCTGATCCTCGGTCAGCGGCTTGATGCGCGTCTCTTCGCCGCGGTCCTGCTCGATCTCCGGCACCTTCTTCAGAGGGATGGTCACTGCTGTTGCCCTCCGCCCACCGGCACACCATGCGACTGCGACCCGGGCTCGGCGATCGGCACATCCTTACGGCTCTCTCCGGGCTCCAGCTTCCGAGCGGGCGGGTCCATTCCGAGCTTGCGGAGTGTCATCGGGTAGAGCACGTCGCGGACGTCGATGTTGCCGTCGGGGCCGTTCATGAGTTGCAGCAGCTCGTCCGTGAGCTGCTCCAGATCGGCCACCTTGGCTTCGAGCACGTCGATTCGATTCTGGAGCGCAATAGCGGGCATCAGACAATCGCCAAATGCGGCGCCAGTCGGTCGTACTTCTTCTTCGGGGGGCGGATACCCACGCCGATCACACGAAGAGCGTCGGCCGCGTGCGACGTCCAGTCGTGCTTCGGCTTATCCCGGTAGAGCTTCTCGCCGTTCGGGCCGGTGAGGCCCTGGATCTCTTCCTTCGAGTATTGCCGGAGGGCGTCGATCCCGCGTGCACACTTGTTCTCGTCGATGTACGAGCGGTTCAAGAGGTTGCGCGTCGCGCTGATGCCGTCGTCGACCGACAGCTTCGCAGCCACGCGCATGCGAATGCCGAGGTTGCGCAGGCTCTCCAGCCGAGAATGCCCGGTGCCCAGCTCACGCACCTGCACGTCATGCGGCCCGATGTGGTCGCCGTAGGTGTACGGCTTCTCGGCCAGCACCTTCGCGTAGTGGTCGAGGCCGACGCCGCTCGACTCGTAGTAGTCGATGAACCGCACCTCGCGGGCGACCATCTGGTAGAACCAGATCGAGGTCGCGTCGCCGATTCCCAGGTCCCAGCCCGTGAGCACCGGCAGGTCGGACTCCCAGGGCACCTTGCAGATGCGGTCGTCACTGGTCATGCGCCCCATCTCGGCGGAGTAGTACGAGCCGACCAGCGGCGCATCGAAGGAGCACCAGTATTCCTGCTCGATCATCTCCTCGGGCATGCCGCGGTCACGCTCGGACTGGATCACGTCCGCCGAGACGGCGTGCGTGTCGTCCACGGTGAGCTTCTGGCCGAACCACTCCGGCAGTTCCATCGCGCTCTTCAGCGTCTTGAAGCCGTGGTTCCGCCCACGGGGCGTGTAGATGAACACGGCCCAGCCGCCGTTCTCGGCGAGAATCGGCGAGATCAGCTCCCACACCGAGGGGTTCATGATCGACCACTCGGAGAAGATGACGCCGATCGGGTTCGCGCCGACCAGCCGATCGGGCTCGTCCGCGCCGACCACCTGATAGGTGCTGCCGTTCGGCAGCCACAGCATCATCTCGTCATCGCGCTTGCGATCGACGCCGCTCTTGAGCGACGGATCTGCGGAACCGGGGAAGGCGTCGAGGAACGGTACACCGTCCCGTGTCTTCCCGTTCCACACAATATTGCGTCCCTGCCGGTAGGTGGGCAGGATGTGCCAGTACATGCCGACGCGCTGGAAGGCTTGCGTCGCGCAGAAGTGGATCATGCACAGGTCTTTTCCGGCGCGGCGGTGCCACACGCAGGCGGCACGCGCACCGAGACCTTCGTAGTCGCGCGCCTTCATCTCGCTGGTCTGGCGCTCCATGTGTTCCCACATGGCCATTTGGTAGGGCCGGGGAGACCAGTTGTTCGGCAGCGTCAGGTTCACGGACTGCGTACCTCGTCGCCGAAGCCGCGATGCGTTCCACCTTGGAACTTGAACAGCTCGTCGCGCTGGGTCTTCCCCTCGCGAATGCCCTTCAGGTTGACCTTCTTCCAAGTCGGCGGACTGCCGTGTAGCGGCACCTTGCCGGTGCGGGCCTTGCCGATGCGCCCGCCCACGCGCATGTACTGCATAATGTCGGCCTCGGGGAACTCCTTGGCCACGCGCTGCACCAGCTCGATGAGCGGGCGCGTGCCGAGTTTGTTCGTGGCGCCTGAGACCTGATTGCCGATACCGCGTCCACTCTCGGACATGCTGGAGAGCGTGACGTTGCGGGTATGGGGCTCGACGTAGAAGGTGACGTCGACGTCGAGCAGCTCTTTCTTGCCCTTCTGCGTCACGCCGAGATTCATCTTCACCTCGCGCGACGGGAAGACGGTGGTCATCGCATCTTCGACGACCACGTTCGGGATCTCGTTCCCCGCCCGGTCATACAGCCGTCCGCCACCGTACCCGCTCTTGCGCTCGACGCCTGTCGTGCCGTCGATCACTCGGCGCCACGAGGGGTCGTCGACGAAGGCGCGAGTCTCGCCCAGGGGGCGCTTCTCTTTCGCGGCCTTGCGGAACATCTTGACCAGAGGCTTGAAGGCCGGGTGGCTGATCGAGTCCGGGTCGTGGAAGGGGGTCGACATATCTTCGCTCGTGACCGAGCGGAAGAAGACACGCCGCGCGCCCTTCAAGGGCTTGCCGACGGCATTCAGTACCGCGGTCATCTGCGCGCCGGGGAACATGACCGGGGGCATCTCGACGCCGGTCCCCTGCGTCGGTTCCGCATCTGCGCGCGAGGGTCCTTCGAGCCCCCGTGTGGCCTTCGCCTCGATCGCGTCGCCGAGTCTCCCGGCGCTCGTGAGAGGACTGAGACCGAACGCGCCGCCGCCCTGCGGCGTATTCGGGACGAAGTTGTCCTGTAGGTACTGCGCGCCCGCGCCGATTCCGCGCAGCGCCGTGGGGACGCCCAGGTAGTTCGCGGCCTGGGCAGCTCCGGTCACGCCAATGTCGCCGACCATGCTGCCGAGACTCTGCGGGGTGACCGGCTCCTGCTGGTTCACCTGCCCGAGCAGCTTCCCGACGTTGCCGATGCCCTCTGCGAGCTTCGGCACTGCTGCACCCGCGGTGATCGCGTGCAGCATGGGGTTGCGCGCGATCGACTCAACGGCGCCGAACGACTCCGCATTCGGGCCGTGAATCGGCTCGTCTGCCCAGTCGATGTAGCGCTTACCAGCGCGCTTTACAGCTCGTCCGAGACTAGCCGCTCTTCCTGCGGGCATGCGTCCACCGGCACGTCAATGACGTGTTCCTCGCGCTGTCCGGTGGAGAATTGGATGATCTGGACGTTGAAGCCCCCGCCGTCCCCCGAGTGGATGACCTGCTGCGTGGGCTTGCCGTAAGCCTGGGCGAGCATCTCGCGCGCGGCGGAGACCTTGGCGCTCGGGCTCGTCTTCGTGGAGCGCATGACGCGCGCGAGCGTTTTCACGGCGAGGTCGACGTACTGCTGCGCCTGAGTCCGGGCCGAGTTCTCGGCCGCGGACTCCATCAAGCTGCCGAACGACTCGCGCTCGGCGATCTCGACCTGCCTATCGGTACTCCGCCCCATCCTCGTCTCCCAGGGGGGCGTCAGCCATGTCCGCCTCGAACCGGTTGAGCAGCTCCGCCATCGCCGAGATCAACAGTTCGCGCTCGGAACCGCACAATTGTGCCCACTGCTCCGGCGCTGGGTCCCCGTTCATGGCGCGTTGCATGGCGACCCACTCGTAGTGGATGCGCGCGTAGGTCTCGGCGTCAGAGCGGGTGACGATCAACACATCCTCGCCGAGTAGCTCGGCGATTCGCTCGATCTCTGGATCTGTGGCGTCACGCTTCTCCGTACTCGTAGGTACGGCCGCTGTCGCCTCGTCACCCTCTACGTGGGCGTTTTCCCCCGGCACTGCGCTTCCCCCCGTGCTTCGTCTTCGTCTTCGGCTTGGCGTCGGCCTTCAGCATCTCCCGGCCGATCTCGACCGGGATTCCGAGGGTCGAGCGTCCTGCGGCGGCAGCCGCCATCGCGCGGTGCTGCTTCGCGCTCTTCGTGGGCATCTAGCCCTTGCCGCCCTTCTTCTGGCCGACCACCTTGGCGAACCCGCCGCTGTGCGACTTCGTGTGGGCGCCCGTGTACTTCGTGCCGGTCATCCCGGCGGAGTCCTTGCCGCCGACCTTCTCGACGGGCAGACAGCGGTCGGTCTCGCGGGCGATCTTCTTCCCGCCCGGGCCGTTGTGCGAGTAATGCTCCGGATTCATCTTGGGCATGTTCACCCCCCTCGCGCGACCATACTGCACGGCGCTGGGCTTGACAAACACTGGCTGCACCGTTTAGACGTTCCCGTAGTAGCGCTGTCTGGACGGGCCCCGGGGGGTCGCCCGAAGGCCGGTAGCACCCCCGGGGCTCCTCGTTTAGTTGTGCAGCCCCTTCGGGGGCGTAACCGCCTCGGTCGCCGCGATCGACTTCTTCATCATCGTCACGGCCGGACCCTCGTCCATGTTCGTCTGCATGACCGCAACGCCCTGCGTTTGCTCGTCATTCAGGAAGATGAACGCGGAGAGCGCGTAGGCGACCTGATACCGCTGGGCGATCGGTTCGATCGCGTCATTCAGCTCCCGGGCGATCTTCTCGATTCGTGCTCGTGCCTCCGCGGGCACGCCCTCGGGTACCGTCTTCATGCGTCGTCCAGTTCGGGTGTGGGGTCGGGGTTAGGCATCGCAGAGTTCCTTTACTGCTCGTGCTGTTATCTCGGTGGGGGTCTCGTCAACGACGATGGTGCAACTCTCTGAGTAACCGTGCCGGAAGTTCTCGCTGATTCGTGAGCCCTTCCGCATCTGCTCCGCTCCCCACTTCGCCCCGGCCTCTACGCCTCGTCGGTAGGCGGCGGCCTCTCGGCGGGCTGCTTCCTTCCCTACAGCCTTCAAGGCACACAGGCTGATTGCGTAAGGAAGGGTGTCGGCTTCGGCTTTACTCATAGAGAGATGCCCGTGTCCCGGTTGCATGAACACCCAGCGAATCACGCGACCACCGTCGGTCGCGCCGGTTGAGTAGCGCAGATGCTGGTGGCCCCAACCGTCCCGCTCCATCTTCTCCACCACTTCCATCGCATCTGAGATGGAGGTGGAGGGGGACCACGATCGCCACACGCCTTCGATGAACCGCAGGGGGCCATCTTGAGACGGCTTGTACGCATCGGCGCTCGTGAACTCCATGATCTCTATCGCCACTCGCGCGTCTAGTTCAGGTCCCGGTTCCATCAGGACTCCCTTGTCTCCAGATGCTCGACGAGCACACTGGCAGCTTCACCTGGGTACCTGCAATCGCGAATGTGCTCTGCGATCTCGCGAAGCATTGCCCTGGCGTCGGGGTTCGACCGCGTGCTAGAGGTGTGAATCTTTCGGAGCCACCGCTCCGCCGTGCCTGTCAGGCAGGCGTACTGCGAGTTTTGCTCATGGCAATCGGTCACGGTTCTGCTCATTTCCTCACTCTCCATTCGGGTCCGCAAGTTGCTGTCGGACGATGTCTACCCACAGCCTCCAGATCACGACTTCGCGGAGCTTCGACTCCTCGTTGCAATGATGGATCTCACCGCAGACCGTGTTGCCCGTGTCCTCGGCCACCGCACAAGTGACGTTCGGGCCTGGGCCGGACATGGAAAGGAAGAGGCAGGATGCGGCGAGGGTGGAGATCACAGAATCCCCCCCACCCCAAGCCCCACGATCACCGGCACCTCACGCCACTCCGGGTCCATCTACGACAGCTCTCGCAGCACCTTGCCACTGTCAGCCACGGTCTGCTCGATCAGCGCGGTCAGCTTGTCGCGGATCTGGCGATCCTCGGAGAGCGTCTGGTAGTAGAACTCGTGCAGGAAGAGCCGCCGCTCCTGGGTGACCGCCGGGTTCGCGTCGCGCACCATCATCCAGAGCCAGATGGCCCGGCCACTGCGTCCGTTGCCATCCTCGAACGGGTGCAGCATCTCGTAGATGATGTGCGCCTCCCAGGGCCGCAGCTCGTGGTGCCGGATGCGTTCGAGCAGCCGGTCGAGCTTCGCGACCACCTCGGCGCCACCGCGCGGCGGCGTATGGTCGCCGATCCAGACGTCCATGCCCTTGAGGCTGCGGAGCCGCGCACCGCGCGTAAACGCGGTGACGAGATCCTCGACCGTGGCGATCGACAGGTCGCGCGCCAAGAAGTCGTGCAGCTCGCGCACTTCGCCCTCGCGCACCTCGGGAATGCCCTCGATGCGGTTCGACTCCTCCACGAAGCGCTGGAGGTAGCCCTCGATCTTCTCGGTCATTCGGTCACCTCTCCCTTCGGGTCTGCAAGCCGCAGACGCTTCTGGTGTGCGTCACGCAGCAGCCCGACGACTTCCAGCAGGGCCGTGCCGTCCGGTACGACTGCCGCGACGTAGATTTCGTTCGAGTGCAGGGACTCGCCCGCCTCGTTGTGCGCGGTGATCGTGGCGTAGTGGCCGACGTTGGCGTCGATCTCAATGCTGGTGCGCGTGATGCCGTCCGCGTCCGCCTCTTTGAAGAGGAAGGGCACGGTGCGCGTCGGGCTCTGGCTCTCCTCGCCCAGGTAGATCATGTAGTGATTGATCGGACCCGAAGGCGCGATCCAGCCGAACTCGTGCTCGGCTGCCGCGCTTGACGCGAACAGCACTGCGGCGAGGGCGGCGAGGATCACCTACTCCGCCTCTTCGATCTCTGTCTTCTGCTCGGTCGTGTACGCCGTGCTGCTCGACGTGCCCGAGAAGTAGTCGCCCACGTTCTGGCCCGTATAGCCCATCGCAGCACGGATCGACGCGCCCTTCTTCACCATCTGCGCCGTGTTCGACAGGCTCACGCCCATCGCACCGGCCTCCGCGAAGGCGTCGACGTCGGCGCCCAGGAAGTTCACTTCCCAGCCCGCCGCGCGTACACGCGCCATCGACTCCTGCACGGTCTTCTTCGTGAATTCGCGCGAGCTGTTCTCGTGGCCGTCCGTCACGACCATCAGGAACACCTTGGCAGGCTTCTCGCCCGTGCGGTGCCGCTCCTCGACCTGCGCGAGCGTGCGGCCGACCGCATCGAGCAGCGCCGTCGCCCCGCGCGGCACGAGCGGCAGCTCCTTCACCGTCCCGATCTCCACGCCGTCGTGCAGGATCTCGTACTCCGTGTCGAAGTGGCAGTACGTCAGCCGCGTCTTCGGGTCCCGGTCCTGCTCGGTACGCAGAAATGTGTTGATCCCGCCGTGTGCGTCCGACAGCCACGACCCCATCGAGCCGCTGCGGTCCACAATCATGATGATCTCGTTCGTCCCGTTCGCGTTCTCGGTCATTTCATGCCTCCATGTACTCCGCGTCGGCCTCGGCCAACACATCTTTGAGAAGGCCGAGCACCTCGACCTTCGTGCGGTTGTCTTTGTCCTGCCAGCGCTCGATCGGCATCGCCTGCCCGACCCGACACTGAATTGCGTCGCGCACACGCCGCTTGGCGCGCTGGGCCCCGAAGTGCGTCCCGCGCCACGCCTCGTACTCGCTGCCTTTGTACTCGGCCCGCAGTTGCCGGGCCCCGTAGAGGATCGCCCCGGTCAGGCTGTAGCGGTGGCCCATGCGGAAACTGCCCTGGCACCAGCCCGCCGCGATCAACTCGGACGCCCGGTACAGGATCTCGCGCTCCGCGAGGCCGACCTCATAGGTTTCCGGCATCGCGCGTGTCGATCACGTCTTCGGGCTGGCCGATCAGCCGGAATAGAACGTCAATCAGCGGGATGGCGAGCGCATTCAGGCAGTAGCGGTCCTGAATGAGAGCCCGGAGTGCGAAGAGCTGCTCGGTCGTCAGCGTCGCCGGGGACCACCACTTCGCCTCGTAGATCCGCTCGTGCCAGTCGCGCTCGGCGAACTCCGCGAAGCTCTTGACCGCCTCGATGAAGGCGGGCACATGCTCGCGTCCGCGCTCGATCGACTCCTGAGTCCGCTGCTCCAAGCGCTGACGCCGCCGCTGCTGATCCGTCAGGATCGCTTGGACTTCCGCCGACTCCGCCTCCGGCCGCTGCACATAGTCGGCGGCGACCTCATCCTCCGTCAGCTCGCCGCCGTCCGTCCGCTGCGGGCCGCCGCCCTCGTACCCGCCCGCCCACCGTTCGTCCTCCTCAGTGGGCTGAGCCGCGGTCTCGAACGTCGGCCGCAGCACGGCCTCGAACGTCCCTGGCAGCACGGCCTCGCGGGCCGGTTCGGGCGTCCCGATCGCTCCCGCACGCGCACGCGCTTCCTGACAGCCGAAACCGTGCAGCGCCGCTTCCTCGGCTCCGCAATCCGGGCACGCCATCAAGAATCCTCGACAATCGGGTGCTCGGAGAGAAACTGTCGAGTCTCGGCGTCGAAGCCCCACTCGCCTGCCTGATCCGCGAGCCCGTGAGAGCGCGCGCTCTCGTCGAGGCGCCGGATGAACGCACGCCGCGCATCGGCGCTCGCCCCGCCCGTCATCGCGTGGGCCGACCCAATCGCGATCACGCGCGTCGTGCGCGCCGACTCGTGAAGCCGGAGAATCTCCTCCGACTCGGCCTCTGTAGCGACTGCCTGAGAACGGTACATCGAACCTCCTGTGTGGCTAACGCCCCAAACGAATGGGGTGTAGAACCCGATTTCCAGAACACGTATAAACGTCAGCGCCTACGCCGACTTGTAAAATAGTGCTTGACACGATTTCCAGGGCGTGCTCCCTCTTCGTATCTACCTGAAATCGCTGCAATAGAGCGTCTTCGCCGCTCCTCAACCCTCCGGCCCGCAAGCTCTCCCAGCAGGTTCCCGATCGCGCAGCCCACCAGCCACGAAGCCGTGATCCCAGCCAGTACCGGCACCCACGGCGCCAGCTCCGGCCACTCCACCGGCCCCATCAGTGCACCGTCGGAGGCTTCGGATGATGCCCCCCGTGGAAGGTCCGCAAGAGCCGCTCCAGATCCGACTGCTCCACAGTCAGCTCCCCAAGCTCCCGCTCCATCCGAGCCGTGATCGCCTCCAGCTCCAACCGAGCCCGCTGGTGAGCCAACCTCGCCCGCCACAGCACCCGCGCCGCGACCAGACACAGCCCCACCGCGCTCCACAGCACCCAAATCGCCACAGTACCTCCCAGGTACCCCCGGCCGGGGCCCGGCACTACGAAGGTGAGTCGTGATGCCTGTTGCCTGTGGGGTGAGCCCCGACCGAGGGCATAGGCAACATAGCACCATAGGTGGTGGCCGCACAAGGGGCCCGCAGCGAGTGGGGACCCGACTGGTGGCACGGGACGGAATCGAACCGTCGACACCCCGGACTTCAACCGGGTGCTCTACCGGCTGAGCTACCGCGCCAGAACCAGGGTAGCACCACGGGTGGGGCGCGACACCCGAACGGTCCTACCTGCTGCCGGGTACCAGGGCCCCTTCCCCGACAGCAACCACCCTTCCCATGCCCACGCCGATCGCCGAACGGTCTCCGCACGGACTGCGTGGCCTCGGACCACCATGAGTGTGGCACACGGCGCATGTAGGTGTGGGTCCTATCATGCCCCCCCGCCGTCGTTGTGGGACCCATTCGGGGGGTGCCCCCCCCGCTGTTGTGCGTCTGCGTGCTTTCTCCGCTGAGGCGGCCCTGCCTCCGGGCCGATTCTGACGTGTTTATACGGACTCCGAGCCCGTTCTGGTGTCGGATTGGTGGGGAAGCGATACCGTTCGCCTCCGATCCGGTCCGTCAGGCGGCGCCCGTCTATACCTGCATGTTCCCTCGCGCCCGTTACACTCCCACCCATGCGTAAACCGCGGTTGACTTTCCCGAAGGACCGTTGGCCTGCCGATGCGTGGCCGCCACTGCTGAAGCGTGGTCGCAGTCTGCATCACTGGCCGAAGGATGACTGGAAGCGTAAGCACCCGATCCGGTTGATGTTGCGGCCTTGGGAAATGCGGGTGATGGAGGAGCTGGGGATGCGTTGGGGTGTGCCGACGGGGACGGTGGGCTGGATCATCTTGCACGAGCGTCTCGCGTACTTTGGTAGACGTTCCGTGGAGTTGGGTGCGCCTGGGATGGATCTGGTGGCGAAGCACTATGCTACGCGCGGTGCGATCCGTTTAGACGACGCTTGCCTCCCTGACGGTGAAGGTCGGGACGGAGGCGAGAGTTGAGCCGGGCGCCGCGTTCTCGACCGCTGTGGCCGATGGCACGGATTCGTGAGGCTCGGGGTCTATCGGTGCATGACGTGTGCTCGCTGTGCCGGACGTCGCCGGAGACGGTACGGGCGCTGGAGCACGGCGATGTGTACGGCTTGAAGCTCAGGACTCTCGTGCGTTTAGCCGCGGGTCTACAGGTGTCTCCAGTCGATTTGGTGCCGGGTCTAAACGTGGTTCCGGCGAAGCCCATGCGTCCGTGGGCTAATGCCCCCAGGGCTAAGCGGGGCGTGGGTGAGGCCGAGGGTGTAAACGTCTCACCCTCCCGCTCTAACGGCCAGAATGAGCCTGCCTAATTAGCAGGACGGGCGTACAAAGGTGTAAGATTCATTCTCTGCCGGTTAGAGATCTTTACCCTCCGCCATCCGTGGTCTATCTTCCCCTTTGAATCGAAAGGCGCCGGATGGCGCGGGAGGGTCGCAGGATGAGTCGCTACGGAAACCGGGAGGAGTGGCTACAGGCCGCCATCCCCGGACTGTCCGCTCTGCTACAGGCGGACGCATGGGGCGAGCTGGAAGAGCCGGACGGGGGCTTCCCCGAGGTCCGGGTCTCGGTCGGGTTCCCGAAGGGCCGTCAGGGTCGGGGCGTCGCCATCGGACAGTGCTGGGACGTGTCCTGCGCCGACGATCGCCGGGCGCAGATCTTCATCCATCCCGGCCTACTGGTGAATGACTCCGCGTATGACGTGCTCGGGACGTTGCTCCACGAGCTGGTGCATGCGTTCGTCGGGGTCCAGCATGGGCATAAGGCGCCGTTCGCGCAGGTGTGCCGCAAAGTGGGGCTTGAGGGGCCGCCGACGGCCACGCATGTGCCGGTCGGCTCGTGGATCGGTCTGGCGCTGGAAGCGCTGGAACGCGAAGTGGGTGAGTACCCTCACGCGCGTCTAAACGATCCCACGCTGGGGCGCCTGCCTTCGGGTCCGGGGTTCCCGATCTTCCCCGGCGGGCCGCTGGGTCCGACCGATCCGGGCAAGGGTCCGCCGAAGTCCGGGCGCAGCCTCAAGTACGTATGCCCGGCGGACTGCGGGACGATCGCGCGCATGAGCAAGACGCAGGCCGCTCGCGGCATGGTCGGGTGCAAATGCACTGGCGAGCACCTGACCCTCGTGCCTGGGGACTGAGATGACCGGGCGGCCCTTCGGGGCCGCCTCATCCCTCCCGGTCGCGGCAAACGTCGCGGTCGGAATGGATGGGCCGAACGAAAGCGCGTGTAAACGCGCGGGAGGGCACAATGAGGCTTCCGATGTTCCACACTGTCGAGCGGGCGCTACAGGCGCGCGAGCGGCTCCGGGTGACGGCGGCGCACGCGCAGGATCGCAGGCTCCGGGCGCTGGCGACGCATCCCCGGACGGACAGGTCCGAGATGCTGGCGCGGACGTTCGGGCGCAGGGCCGAGGATCTGCGCGCGATGGCGCAGGTCGCCGATCGCATGCTCCGCCAGCTCGGGCGGGCGGACGGATGATCGGCCTGGAACTGGCGCTGGCGGGCGTCGCCGCGGCATGGGGCGCGGGCGTCGCCAGCGGGGTCATGCTGGCCGGGATCGCCCGGATGCGGCGCGAGCTGCGGTCGATGAGGGGCGGCTAGATCGGAGGTGCGATCCGACGGCCCGCGTGTAAACGCGGGACCGTCGAATGGCAACTCGGATGCACCGGGAAGCTGCGCGCGGCGTGTAGACGCGCGGGAGGGATGCGATGCGCGACGGCGACGAGCCCGCATTTGGGCTGGAGGTCAGGGATCTGGAGCTGCGGCTCTTCGGGCTCGCGGAGCGGATCATGCTGCTGGCCGGGGCCACCAGCATGACGGTTGCCACCGTCTCAGCGATTGATGAGCGGCTCCGGTCGATCGACCGGCTGGTCGAGGATGCGGAGGCGCGAGACGACGAGAGCTAGGCTGGAGGTTCGATTTCAGGGCGCGCGTCTAAACGGGCGCGCGACCCTGAGACCGACACTCGGGTCGGATGCGCGTTTACACGCGCGGGAGGGCAGCATGGATCGACTGGTGGACGTTTGGCCGAGAGGTTGGATCGCGCGGCGTGTCTGGCGCGCGAGGATGCGGCATGCGTCGCGCACATTCGAGACCGACACGAAGGATCGCATCGGCTTGCTACTGATCGGTTTCAGCGTCGGCACGCTGATCGGCGCCGCCGCGGTGCTCGACCTGATCGCCCGGTATTACGAATGCGTGTAAACGTACCGGACGGGCACGAGTGGGTGGTGTGCAACGCGCTGCTACTTCTCGCGGAGCACTATCAGCGGCTCGGGGATCGGGTCGAGGCATCGCGCGGCGGGGATCGCGCGGCCACTGCGCGCCAGCATAGGCTGGAGGCGAATGACATCCTCCGGCTCGCGCTGCTCTTCTCGCCATCGCGCGAATGGACGGACTGTCTAAACAGTCACGTCAAGAACGTCACATAGACCGGAGGGTAGATCGGGCGCGGCGTGTAAACGCACGCCGCGCCTCATGTACTCTCGGGGTTTACCGGCCCTTGACAGTCCGCCATCGGTGGACTATAATAGGGTCTCAATCGCACATGCGCGGATTCGCGCGGGAGGCCGAATGTTCGAGATGGAGATCGAGATAGAGGATGCGAACGGCGACTCGGTGCTGCATGAGGTCATGGTGGACTCTGAGTCCGCCATCGAGGCGGCGGCGATGAGCCTGACGCCCGACGAGCTGGCCGAGGTCATCGCGTTTGCAATCGACGCCGACCAGCGCGAGGCGCTGCTCAACGTGCTGGTCTAGCGCGACGCGAGCAGCGGAACGCCAACCGTGGGGCGGGGCGTGTAAACGCTCCGCCCCCTTTCACGTAAGGGGATCGCCTATGCGATTCAAGCTGCGCCGGGGTAAACACTTCCGGCGCACGGGCGCGGTGCTCGTCGCACTGCGCTTCGACGGAGCCGAGGCCGAGGCGCTGCGAGGCGCTGCGACCGAGGAGGAGTGTGCGGTAAGCACGCTCGCGCGGCGCATGGTGCGCCACTGTCTCGCGGATCTCGACCGCGAGGCAGACACCGATTCGGACTGAGAGCCGAATCCCCGCGTTTAGACGCGGGGAAGTCCGGGGGTTCCGCCTCGGGCCTGACGAGCCCCTTCGGGGGTCGCGAGGCATGTCGCCGCGCGGCAGGGTTCAGTCATGCGCGGATAAACGCGCGGGAGGGTGCCCGTCATGGGATGGGAAGACGACCAGCGCGAGCGGTTGCGCTCGGGGTATTACAAGCCGCCTCCGTGGGGCGAGATGCCGTGGATTAGCGCGAGTTGGAATTCTCCGATGTTTTCAGCGGCGCGCAGACTGCACTTTCCGCATGTCTCGCGCGATGAGCCAGCGAAGCTGGCCTACACGCGCAGCGCGGAGCATGGCGAAGCTGACCGCCAGACGAAGACGCGACCGGGGAAGTACCTCACCAAATTCTACGCGCGGCTTCTAGCGCCCGAGGCAATCGCCGAATGGGCGGCGGCATGGGGCGCTGCGGCGGCTCCACCGACGCTGGAAATCGCCTTGACGCCGGATGAAATCGAGGCCGTTTATACGAGCGGCCCGCGGTCCTGCATGTCGCATGAAGTGAGTCAGTACGATACGAACGGGGTTCATCCGACGCGCGCATACGGCGCCGGGGACCTTGGCATCGCCTACGTCCGAAATGACGCGGGCGATATTCAAGCGCGGTGTCTCTGCTGGCCGGAGAAGAAGCTCTACAGGGGGTTCTACGGGGACCCCGCTCGGCTGGAGCGCGTGCTTCAGGATGACGGTTACACGCGGGCGGAGGCTGGAGCATTCAACGGCGCCCGGTTGCTGCGGCTTCCGGTGCCGGATGCGGGCGACGAGCGGCTCGTAGCGCCGTATATCGACGCGTATGAGGTCAGTCTACTCGGCCCCGATGGCGCGGAGCACGAGGATTACATCTACGTGGACGCCAGGGGCAGCTACAGCCCCGGTACGCAAGGGGTTATTCGGGCATGTCCGACGTTTAGATGCGGGCGCTGCGAAGACCAGTGCGACGAAGACGAAGGCCGCAGCGTAGGCGATGAGATATGGTGCGAATCCTGCGTAGACAATTCGTCTATCTGGTGCTCGCACTGCGAGACGGCGCAGCCGGAAGATGATTACGAGTGTGTAAACGACGAGACATGGTGCCGGGCCTGCGCGGACGATGACGCGTTCTATTGTGAGGAGTGCAGCGCCAGCTATCCGAGCGATGATGAGGTGTACGTGGAAAGCAAGGGCCGGTCATACTGCGAGGATTGCGCGCCGCCGCCCTGCGAGCACTGCGACGAGCGTGTAGAGCTGGTGACGACGAAGGCCGGAGAGGATCTCTGCGCGGATTGCGCGACCGAGTGCAATACCTGCGGAGACTTCTATCCCAGCGGAGACGTTGAGGATGGCGATTGCGAGGAGTGCCGGGAGGATGAGGAGGAAGCGGCGTAGCGTCTAAACGCGGCCTTGACATACCGCCATCGGTGGTGTATCTTCTACCTCTCGGATGGAGGGAAGCGGACATATTGCAGGGCGGAACCCTCCCCGCCCGCCGGGAGTCGAGCGCGCCACCAGCGCGCTCCTCCCGGTACACACATGCGCCTCCGGGGAAGCGCGGGGTCTAATGGTCTGCCTGCGGGCAATACATGACCGGGACCGCGCCCGGTCCCCGGAGCCGATTCTGACAGGCGGGGAAGCTGCGTTAGCGCACGGGCGCGCGGCTTCCCCGCCGGAGGGGCGTTTACACATGACACATCGGATCGGGCGTAATCTGGAGCACCGGCCCCGCTGGCGCGTGAGAATTGCGTATCACGTCCGCAAGCGGGCCGATGCGATTATCCGCGCGCACCATGAGAGCCGCTGGATCAAGGGCGGCACGGGCGCGGATCGGACCTGCGACGAGAGCTGCCCGTACTGCGGCTATGAGTGCGGAGACTGCGGCTCGCCGCGGTGACTGCGAGCTGCGAGGCTCGCGCGCTTCACCGAAGCGGGGCACATGACTGCGGGCTGCGGGGCGAGGGCGAATTGATAGGAGCGAGGCGAATGGCAGTGAAGTTCCACAGACAAGTTTTCGAGGTCGAGGGCTGCGGGCGTGTCCCCTATGACATGCTGCGCTACGACCGATGCTGGCCCGCCGACGAGCCGACGGCGCACCGGATCGAGAAGGCCCGCGCCGACAACACGGTGCGGCGGTTCCGGCTCATCCGGTACGTGGCCGACGACACGCACGAGCCCTGCGTGCCGCGTTGGGCGGGGTTCGGCTGGAAGATCGTGGCGGGCTCGATCCACACGGAGAGGTTCCCGGTATGAGCGACGAGATACCGAGGAAGCACGACCCTGACCGCGATGCCTGCGAACTGTGCGATGGCACGCAGGGCACGCCGGGGAACGAGAACATCATCGAGGGCGTCGTCGTCTGCGACTACTGCTCGGTGCAGTACCGCAAGGCGCTGGAGCTGGCAGCGGAGAGAGCACGATGCGCCCGATGAATTTCCCTCACCGCCGCGAGGCGAGGCAGCGCGAGGCAATCGCACGGGCCGACGCCCGCAGTGGGGCGCCCGCACCTGGGCAGCAGCTCAGCCTGAAGGAATCCGTCAAGCACGGGCACCTGAAGGGCAGCGAGGCCGCGCTACTCGCGCGGGGCTTCTGGCAGTGCAGCGTGTCGAGCACGCGCACCGGCCGCTGGCTGCTGCGCCGATCACATGGAGGGATCAAGAAGTAATAGATCGCGCGACGCCGCCCCTCGGCAGAGGGGGGTAAGAGGCACTGCGCCCTGCCGGGGCGGTGTCAGGGCTATATCAGAGTCGCCCCTTCGGGGGAGCGGTAACAGGCCGTGGAGCCGGGTGGGAATCCGGTCGGATCGCGCGAGAGCCGGAGTGGTCGGAATTGGCAGACACGCCCGACTCAAAATCGGGTGCCCGTGAGGGCGTGCGGGTTCGACTCCCGCCTCCGGTACCAGATCAGGGCGGCGGGTTTACACCTGTCGCCCTTTCTTCGTGCCGCGTGTTTATACGCCGCGCGTAAACGGTCCACTCACGTTTACACTCCGAGCTGCGGGGCGCGGGTTTAGACACGGAGCGTGGCACAGCCGTCTAAACGTGAACTTGACAAAGCAACACAAGTGGTGTATCTTCTGTACCAGAAGCGCGGGAGGTCCGCGCTGGAGGCAGGATGCAAGACTGTCAGGGATA